TCATAAAGCCTTTGAAGCAAGGTGGAAAATGATTTCCGAGGTGAGGCCAGAAATCTATGCCAACCTTATCGAAGCTGAAGCTTTGTGGGGTAATGAAATCAGCAAGCTTTGGAAAGAAATAATCAAAAAAGAAGATGATTTATTAATCGCTTTGCAAGATTATTTAGAATTCATAGATCCTGATGTTAACCTTCGAGATAAAGAGCATTTGAAAGATGAACATCGTAATGTTAGACGGATTATTTTTGAAGGCAGCAAAGACGATGTATTCAAATCTGAATTTGACTCTAGACTAGAAAACATGACCAGCTATATAAAACAAAAGCTTAAAAGTTAAAGAGAAATAGAAGCTTAGCGTCTCTCATCAGTTAAGAAGTGATTTAAAAGCTCATCTTCGATGAAACTTAGATCACTTTCATTAAGGCCCAGCAAAAGACGCGCCTCATACTGCACCTCTTTCCCCCCACGGGCTGGCCTGTCGCGCAGCCCGTAGTGATGCACGCGGGCCATGCGCTGCACGTTGCCGGTAAACTCCACCACGGCATCGTCGGCGGTGCTTTCCACTGTGCGAGGCGGGTTAAAATCGGCGTATCTTCACCAACGGAAGTCGCGTAAACGCCCTTAATACGCACGGTTTCCTCGCCGTACTCGTTGCAGTCTTCGCTTGCCTGATACCAGGTGCGCACGGCCAGCTCGTCGCGCTTCACAAACGGGCCGCCCTGGGCGTTGACGTATTCCGCCCAGTCCCCCGCGTCCGCTGCATCGTGCGCGGCGGCAAATTCAATGCTTAAGCCCTGCGCCGTCTCGCTGTCGGCCATACGGCGCAGCTCGCGGTAAACCGTGACCGGCGCACCGCCGACAAACTGGAATTGCCGGATGTGCCAGCGCGCCGCCCAGGCAGACACGGCAGGCGCGGTTTCCTTCAGCTCCTTGCCGCTTTCGTCGTCCAGCTCGCCGTCGAGCGCATAGCCATCGATATTCTTGGAAATGTATTTAGCCACGTAGCCGGTGGCGCTGCCTTTCTCCGGGTCGATTGCTTCCGCATGAAAGCGAGCTTTTCTGGCTTTGTCCGTGGTCAGCTCGTAGCTGTCCTGCTGATATGCATAATCACGGATAATCTGGCGCACGTGCTGCACATCTTCCGGGCGCATAAACATCAACATGTGCCAGTGCGGCGTGCCGTCGTGATGCGGCTCGGCAACACGAATACCAAAGATGCGGATTTCTTCGCGGTGCAGTTTGGCGCGGACTTTCTGCCAGACGTTGCAGAGATAGCGCTGCGTTTCCGCCGGGCTGGCCCCACTCCATTTGCGGTTGCGGTACCCGGTTTTGATAGTGGCGTGATAGCGGGCGGGCGCGGTCAGCGTGTAGAAATCACCGACAAAGCCCATATCATTGCATATGTTTTCAAAGCCACGGATGCGGGTCATCAGCTCACAGCGACGGATCGCCGGATTTGCCACGCTGCCGTCGTATTTTTCAATCAGGCTGATGCGGTTGCCTTCCTCGTCTTCCAGCTCCATGCCCTTCAGGAATTCGCGCGTGCGGCGCTTTTTCTCGCGCCACTCGTTAACCGTCATGTTACTGGCGTAGGGCGTGTGCTTTTTGCTGACGTTCGCAAGCGCGATTTGCAGGTGTTCACGCCATGAAGCGGCCACGCGACGCAGCCGACCTTTCCACCATTTTTCTGTCTGCATACGCATAATGGCGGGCGTTACGTCTTCCGGGCAAAACAGTTGCGAGGTGACTTTCTCCCACAGTGGCGGCGTCTGCTTCAGCTCGCGCGTGATGGCCGCAGCGGTCATATAAACGCGATGCGTGTATTTGTAATCTGATTCATCCTCAGACTGACCGTGCGCCTGCACCATTTCCGCCAGGATAAAGCTGGCGATGTCGCCGGCCAGTAAATCCACATCGGCGCGGGCCAAATCTGCCAGGCGGTTAAAACGGTTCATCAGCTCCCACAGCGTACCCGCTGCACTGGCCGCGCCTGTTTTATCAGAAGCGTTGCCGGTCAGGTGGGTAAAAATACCCTTGCTCATTTCACCGAGGCGATACTGCGAGCTGACGCTTTCAACGCGTGGCAATATGCGCTCAACGAAGGTTTTCGTTAAGTACGCATTGGCACGGGCTGTGCCGTGTATTTTCTCCAGCTCACTGGTGCAGCGCCTTACGTCGAGCTGAACGAGCGTCGGCTGCTTTTCGAGTAAATCCTGCGCATGCGACAAAGCCGCAATCATTCGATCGCGGCTAACTGGCCAGGAGCTTAAGCACAGTGACGGCGAGCTGGATGTTTTAAATTTACTGCGTCACAAAATCGTGGATGGGCAGCTGTTTGATGATGGCAACTTCATGCTTGATAAAAACGCATTCCTGTCTGGAAAAGTTTTTCCCAAAGAGCCTGTTTATGTTGTAGAGGGTTCTACGCAGTACATTATCGATAAAGATTTTGGTGAAATTTACGATAACAGTTGGTTGATTGAGATTGAAGACAAAACCAGCGTGAGAGTACTTACACGTATTCCTGTTAAAAAAGTACGCGTGTCCGGTATTGGTACAGGAGCATCTTTCGACTGCTCACTTGATGAAATCAATATAATCGGCTGCGTTACTTTGACGATAAATTAGCTAAAGGATTGATTATGTTAGACTATGCAAAAGCAACTGAAGCACAATTAAAAGAAGAATTTAAAAGGCTTGCACAGGTTGTAGGCGATATCCCTTTCGGAACAAAGAAAGAATTTTTTCACCTGCCCAAAATCCTGAACGCATCGGAGCAGCCTTTAGCCATTGCCAGCGGCATGATGGACGGAAATACCTGGCTAATTACTTTAACTAATCACCGCATCATCTTCCTGGATAAAGGGATGATATTTGGCGTTAAGCAGGTTGATGTGAACCTTAAAAACGTCGTCAGTGTCGGAGGTAAAACCGGCGTATTGCTTGGCGAAATTTCTATCAGCACAAGCGGACAAAATTACACCATTAAGAATGTACAAAAAGGCACCGTTGTCCCCTTCACTAACCTTATCAACGCTACCTGCAATGCTCTTGATGAAAAGCCGCGCTCCGCAGAAAACAGCTCCCCAACTGATGTTGTTTCACAGCTTGAACGCCTTGCCGCGCTAAAAGAGAAAGGTATTTTGAGCGATGAAGAGTTCCAGCAACAAAAACAAAGGATTTTAAACGGCTAATTATGCCAGTCAGGGAACCCTCCGACGGTCAATGGATCGCTGATTTTTATACCGTTGACCCTAGTAGTGGAAAAAAGGTAAGCGCGTTCGCAAAAAGTTCTCGACTAAAGGTGAGGCTTTAACGTTCGAAAACTATACGCTTGAGAAAATCGAAGCCGCTCCGTGGTTGGGCGAAGCGAAAGAAACGCGCCGCCTGACGGACCTGGTAGAACTCTGGTTCAGCCGTCACGGCATTACGCTAAAAGACGGGGATAAGCGCAGAAGCGCTATGACCTGGGCATGTGAATGCATGGGCTACCCTCTTGCAGCAGAATTTAATGCCCAGCTCTTTACTTCCTACCGTGCTAAACGCCTTGAAGGCCACTTTGCCCAAACCAGGCGGATAAGTAAGGTAGCGCCCCGCACTTTAAATCTGAAGCTGGCTTACTTTCTTGCCGTCTTTAACGAGCTTAAAAGATTAGGTGAATGGACGTTGCCCAATCCTCTCGAAAACGTTCGCCACTTCCGCGTTGACGAAGGCGAAATGGCTTACCTGACCGCTGAACAAATCACGCTTTTATTAGAAGCCTGCAAAGCGAGTTCAGCGAAAGGTAAGTTGATGATAGTTAAGGTGTGTCTGGCAACGGGTGCGCGCTGGAGCGAAGCGGAAGGCTTAAAGCGATCGCAGGTTTCAGGACAGCGCATTACCTTTGTAAAAACCAAAGGGAAGAAGAACCGAACCATTCCTATTTCGTTGGCTTTAGCTGGCGAGTTGCCTAAAAAGAACGGCGCGCTTTTTACACCTTGCTATTACGCGTTCCATTCATTATTTACCCAGCCAGTGACCGGCCCGCGCAGACTCAACCAACAGACGAATAGTCAGCGGATCATGTGACCTGGTAAAATCTTCCGGGAAATATTCGGCAAATGTAATAGTTTCGGGGGCAATACCAAACTTTTCAGCATAGCGTTCCAGCAATTCATATGCCTCTATAGGATCCATGCGAAAGTCGTTGTTCAGATCGGTGTCCAGCTCAAGCTTATAACGTCTGAACGTGAACAGACTTCTGCCATTATAATCTTCAACCAGTGCAAATACGGCCTTTTCTATATCCTCTGTCACCATATTCTGTCATCCTTATTGGCAATGCGATTATATTTCACTACAGATTTCCAGCTAATCTCAGCTACATCAGCAGCCAAAATTGTCCAGCCCAGAACCGGAATTGTACGACCAACAAATGTTCCCAGCTTATGGGTCATTATTCTTTTTATTTGCAAAGGGTTTTGCGGATTTTGTATCCACGTGGGCAACCTGAACGGAAGACGATAATCGCGTAACAGCTTAGGAATAAACCGAAGCATAAGAGGTGCCTTTCCATGCCCCGTTTAGCTTACCTGATACATCAATAACGTTTTGCCCGGAGTAAATAGCCGCTATTGCAACGATATCTTTCGCCCCACTGAAATGCTCAGCTGTTACGTCGACCATACTCCAGAAGAATAGCTCTCCGGCAGAAAGGTTCGTAAAACCACCATAGAAGTAAGTCCCGCTTAGCTGCTCAGTTGTATCCATCTCATTCCCTTAAATGGCTCACCGTATAGCTCAAAACTTTACCACATTGAATTCAGTCAATGCCAGATGTCACCTGACGCCTCAAACGTACTTTGCGAAGCCGTTGTACTTCGCGGTCTCTTCACCGCTTTCAAACTATTGTGTACGCCTCCGGGGCATTGACGCGGCCAACATGCCTTTTATCCCGGCTTTACCTGCTTTCAGATCAGGATCTTAAGCGGTAGATTTTTCCTACAACCGCAACGGTGATGAGAGCTAAAATAATGGAAAAAAGACCTAGAAAAATCAGCAATGAAAGGAAAGGATTTAGCATACCTCCTAAGCTCGTAAAATCACTGGCTCT